ACTGTGCTCATAGAGAGGGCGAGTAAGCCTCTCCATTTGCCTAAGGATATTAATAGTTCTTCTATGGCCGTTAATAGACAGGCCGTGGCCCACGCTGCTACAAGTAGTTCGGTCATAGCCAGAAACCTAGCGCCTAAACAAAACCTTGTCAAGGTGGAAGACTCGACCAGTTCCAGAGACGGAAGGGGTGCAAGTCACTTGAATCTTTGCAAAACCAATACCGGTGTTAGCAAAGCTACCTCGTCCAGTTACTTCTGTAAAAGCAGTGTCTGCAAATGTTTGAGCATATGAGAACGTATTAGGGGTTATAGAGGTAATAACGATGTTTCCGTTAATAGCGTTAAATGTTGAATCACCTATACCTACGTATAGTTCTTCACCAACTGAAAATCCGTGGTTTCCCTTAGTTGTTATAGTAACAACGTTAGATGTTACAGAAACTCCCGTTAAAGTAATTGCCTTAGATCCCGGTGCAACAATGTTTAAGTATGCCCAACGGTCATTGCGGTTTAGAACTACAGTATCTGTTTTTTCTCTTAAGAAATTGTAAGACAAGTCGTACCATTTAAGGGTTAATACATAAGTTCCGTATGCGTCTTCGTTTTCTGGACGAATGGCTACTGAGCTGTAGTATCCCTTTCCAGGAATTACTGAAATAAAGTCTGTAATAGCTCCAAAAGTTCCTGAAGTAGAGGCTTTTACTTTTGCATAAGCTGCCCCTTGAACTAGTGTTTCGTCAAAGATGCTTCCTCTAGCAGCTGTTCTAACAAGTGTTGCGGAAACCCCAGACCAACCATAAGTACTATTTTCAAATGATCCGGAAGGAGCAAGGTTGTTCTCAACGTCTGGAAAACCTATTAGTGAGGAAAAAGGTTGAATAGACCAAGTAGACCCAGAAGGCATAAAACTATTTAAAGTTGATTTTAATCTAGCAGTCTTTTGCAAATAACGATTTGCGTAATAGCTTTTACCGCTACCAACCATAAGACTGTTAGCAACAGACAAAGTTTCTCCTGCATCTGATGGATTTGTAAACACAGTTGTTTCAGCGCTTGCTGGGTCAATATATGGGGTAGATAAACGTCCATATTCTGCTTGAATGCCGTCTAGGTAAAAAACCTTAGTGCCAGTTCCTGCATCAGACAGGGCGACGGTGATAGTAAACTGAGTTTCTGCAGCTACTGCAACTCTTTGAGTTTCAATACGTGTCCAAACGTTTGGAACAGTAATTTTAAAATTACCAACCTTTTGTCCATTTGTACTTATTGAATAGGTTCCTGCTACTCCCTTTATGTAAGTAGAAATTACTAAATCTTCTCCACCTAACGCTGCCCCCATAGGAAGTTTTACTACTGTAGACGCAGATCCACCGCCAGAAGCAGAAACGCTTAAAGAACTAGTGCCGTATTTAAATTCAGAAGTGCTTACAGACAGGGTAGTTCCAGAAGCAGCTGTCCATTTACTTGCATTTTCTAAAGAAGAGGTAGTAATCAAATTTACTTGATTTCTACGCTCCCAAAAACAATCACTAGTTTTGTAGTAGTAATTATTGTTTGGGTTATTAGGTACAGGAGCACCATTTCCTTGGAAATAATCAACAACTTCCGTTGACTCAGCTAATATTGCTGCGTCAAAATAAAATACGTCTCCAGCTACAGCATTGTCTACATAGATAGAGACTTTACACAGTGGGTTTCCGTAATCTGGGGTAGATACCGCAGACACTGCCTTTACAGATACTCTTGTTGCACTACTAGTTAGTGTTAATCCTTCACTGTCTGCATAATACGGCTCTGACTTAAAATATCTTCCGTCTGCGTCAGAAAGAACGTTTGTTTGCTCTTCTTCGGTTTGAGGAGATGAAAACTCAATTCTTGCTTTAGCTACTTTTGTAGAACCACTTGCGTATATAGCAAAGGTGTGGGGTGCTCCTGAAGCTACTGGTATCCAATCAGATATTAGAGCTACTCTTCCATCAGACAGGGCTGTAAGTTTTGCTACAGAATTACCAAAAATAGAAGTGTTTGCTGGCGCTGGAGTTACTTGAATTAATTCAGCGTTAAAAGGCTCCCACCCAGTAGTATTTACATCAAAACCTGGGTTTGGTATTAAATTTTCAAGGTCTGTTCTAATGTTTAGCTTAACAAGTCTTGGATCTTCGTACATAAGGGCAGGTAATTTACCGCTAACAGTAATTTCGCTTACTGGTAGTTCTCTAAATTGAAGCATGTCTATTACATACTTGTTTGTTCCAGCTGATGGGGTAATAATTAAAGTTGGTTTAGCATAAACAGCGTTGCTTGGAGCAACTAACCCATCTTCTACTCCGGAAGAAGCAGATTTAAACTCTAACCAAGAACCGGTAGTAATATTTCCTGTTGCTCCTGCAACGCTTGTAGATATGGATGTACCTGAAGTATCAAACCATTGAATTTTTGCTACTACTGTGCCGGTAGTGGTTACTCCTCTAATAAAACCCTTAAACATATACCGAGAGTTAGCTTTTACGGGAATTCCGTATAACACTGAACTAGCAGATGCTCCAGGGCAACGAAGGGTTATGTCGCTAGTGCTTGAAGCAGTTACTACGCCTAAAGAAACCTGACGTAATGGGTAATCTTTGTTAAAAAGAGTAGGTTTTGGAGGAGTTAATCCAACTCCAAGAGTAGACAGTGTGTTTGCATAAGTACAAACAGCTATAGTTCCGTTAGTTGCTGACCAACGCCCGACAGACTCTTCAAATGAAGAATCGTTGTAGTCTAAAAATAAATTATTTCCATACGTAATTCCACTATCCCAGTGAGTTAGGGCAGTAGTGTATGTTGTTATGCCTGCACTAGTTCCTTTGGTAGCATTTACAAAGTTTCCGGTTTTATATAGAGATCTATGGTAAGTATCGCCAAGAGACGGTTCGTAAATAAACCCTAAATCTGTAATTTTATTTTTTAACAGGTTAGAAGGAATTTTATACGCATCAAATGAGTTATATAATAATTCAGCTTGGGCTTTTAGTTTGTCATATCCTAAACTATAGGCATCAAGAACATCAGTTAAGTCATTTTCTTCGTACTCACCAATTGCATCTCCAACGCCCGCAGATTCATTTAACCAAGCTGCTGGAAGCCAATTTTTAAAATAACGTTGGGTTCTGTTTGGAATAATTGTGTTTACTTTAGAGGTTCCGCAATTAACCCAACCGTTTAATGTACTATAAATCCAAAGGGTGTAGGTAACTTCTCTGTTTTCTGTAGAAAGATCCGCAGCGGTGTCTATATAACTTGTTAAATAGGCTCCAGTAGTTCCGGACTCGATAACTTCTCCTGCGTAAGCTCCGTCTGGAGTACCAGTAAAAGTTTTTGTTAATCGCCAATGAGTAAGTGTTTCACCTAAAGCAATATTTGCAGGGTTTGCACTAACAGCTTTCCAACGAAGAGAGATTACTCCGTAATCGTAAGCCCAAGCAGTAATTTGAGAAGAATAATAGAGGCGATCAGCATCGCTTTGGCCATACTTAAAGCCGGGATCACCATAAATTCCAAATGCATATTTTGCCATATTTTGCTCCTGTTAGGTTACATTCCAGCTAGTAAAAACGGATCAAACCTATTTCCTTTTGCAATAGTCTCAACAGCAGTTAGCTTTGTATTTAGAGTGTTATACGAAGTACCGCCAACATACAAAACTTCTGAAGTACCTACTTTTGGTAAACCATCAAAATCTACGTTAAATCGAAGAGTGTTTGCTGCGTTTCGTGTCTCTATAAGGTTTGCAGATCCCGCGGTTGTTCTAGCTGAAATACCCACAGTTCCAGAAGCTGGAGAGATAACATCGCCAGACTTTCTAAAGTAGGGTGCATTAGTTACTCCAGTAACCAATCCGGCTTCAATATTAGTTAGTCGAGCAGATAGTGACGACCAAGTTCCTGTTTGAGCAAATGAACCTAAGTAAGTAGACGCTAGAAGAGTGGTACCCAAAGAGACCTGTAGAGCACGTGTCTCGTCTTGAAGGACGTTTACGTGGTCAGCAAATACGGTGTCTACAAGGTCTACCTTTGGGGTAAAAGACCGAATTGACGAAGGATACTGAGCAACCATTTCTCACCTATTCTATTCTCTTGGGTTATTCTCTAAGACTTTACATCTGCTGTCATGACAAACCGCCAGTTACGTTAATAATTAGGTTTGTAGTCTGCAGTACCGGTATTTGACCGCTAGTTAATTGAACTCCAGCTGTAGAAGCTGAGCTTGTATTGTCAGTGTTTAACTTAGCAATTACTAAAGACTCTACCCCCGCTACGCCCGCTGCTTTAGCCATAACTGCTGAGTAAGCAACTAGCTGTCCAAAGTTGACGCTTTCATAAGCAAACAAACCGCCTGGGTTTAAGAATACGTCTCTAATTTCTTGTTCAATGTCAACATTGTTGTATGCGGCATTTGCAGTAACTGTTAAAGTTACGTAAAAATCTACATACGTAGGTGGTTGAACTGTAACTGTAGTACCTACAGGTATTTTATCGGACAAGTAAGTAGACACTGCTGTTGATAATTCAGTCCAGTTTAATGTGGCAGCTCCACTAACAACTCCGGGAGTTACTGAGTCGTCATTTTGAGTTTGAAGATAAAGAGTTACCGCGCTATATACAGCGGCTACTGCTTTTGTTCGTCCAACACCCGGTACTTGAGAGGCTAAAGCAGAATAGTCTGCGGTAGTTACTGCTCTACGACGAGTAGTAATTGCATTTTTAACTTTATTGCGTATTTGATCGTTGTCATCTCCGTCCGCTCCTCCAAAAGCAGGGGCAGGATTAGAAACAGACAAATAGCCAATTGCTTCAGGAAGGATGTTTCCAGGAATAAAAGTAACTTCTTCAATACTTCCTGAGTTTAGGTTTCCAGCTGCACCAGCACTTATTCTATACAAAGCACTAATTACTTGGTTTGCTGGTGGAATTGCTCCGTTAATACCGTCACCAAACTCTAGAGAAACGTCTCCGTACTCGTCAACATTTGTAGTAAAGACTAGTTGATTTGGGCCAGCTTCAGTTAAAGAATCCACGTAAGTCCATGGGGTAAACGCAACTCCTTGACCAACATAAACAACTACTGATTTATCAACAATATTGCTATCAATTAAATTTACAATTTGTTGAGCCGTTCCATCAGAAACACCTAGGTTTACAGGCAAAGGTTTATTCGTAGTAGGGCTAATTAAGTCAGGACGATCTGTGTTAACTGTTTTTCCTTCTTGACAAGCAAGAGTTACAGTATCTCCAGCGGCTAACTGTGTAGCGCTAGTGGTAGTTTCAAAATAAACCTCTGTAAAATCTCCGTAAAGCAAAGTTGCAAGTACCTGTGTTCCTACAGGAATATCGATTGGTCCATCACTAATGTTTTCAAACACTACGTTAAGGCGTGCAGGGGTAGGTCCAGAAACTCTATACCCGTACAATTTTCCAAGGTCAATTAGCGTCTTTCTACGAGCAGCGGTGTCTACAGTAAGCTCATTTGCTACTCGATCAATGTAATAAGACATGATGTCGCCCATATAAGCAAAAGACTCTAAAATAGCAGTTCCTAGATCGCTGGGGTCATCAGCAGTCCACGCATAGTTTGTTCTAACATTTACTAAGCTTGTTATGTCTTCTAACAACGCTTGGTAATCTCTAGACGTATAGTCTATTTGGGAGGGTACTTCATTAGCCATTTTTCATCACCTCGTGGTAGTCGCGTCTGGATTTAGAGTAGTAGATACAACAGTAATGCTGTCTTCAATAAAATCAGGAAGGGTTACGTTAAGCTCAACCGCTACAGCTCCGGTATCTAAAAAACCCACTACTTTAATAGCGTTAACTGTTAGATTTGGAATCCATTTAGAAATTGCTGAGCGAATTGCGTCATTAATTGCTTTTTCTACATTCCCTTGGTTTTCAAACATAGCGGTTGCCATATTTGTACCGTAGGTAGGGCGCATAGGGCGCTCACCTATAGCTGTAGAAAGTAGGGTTAAAACTTTATCTTGATAAATCTTTTTTTGGTCGGTTGTACTAGTTGTTTTACCAAATGGATCTAGAGTAAATGGGTAGGATATTGCTTTCATCCTTGCACTCCTATCCATACTGGTTTTTCAAGTAATCCCGCAACAAACATAATCCACACACGTTGTCCTTTATTTGGCACATACCGGTGTGGGGTGTGTTCATCCGTGCTGGTTGCGTCGTTAAACATTGCTGTTTTAGCGTCTGAACCATTCCACTTTTTTGTTGCGTCTACCGCTGTTTTATGTGGATGTTTAAGGGTACCAGCGCCTGCTTTTGCCACCACTGTCAACGCTGGAACAGTTATGGGGTGGGTATGGGCTGTTCCTCCCGAAGCAGCTCCAGAGGTAATTGCTGTAGAAGAAGTTGTTAGCAGGGCCGCTATTTGAGCAGCTGTATGTTCTTGGTGGTCAGGGTGGTTTGAGTTATGGGTAATAGGCAACACTGCGTCTGCCCACCCGGTAACTTCTTGACCCGTAACAGTAACTTGAACTTTTATTCTTCCTTTTTTTAAAGGGTCATTAATTTCTTTAACTATGCCCTCATAAATACCAAAGAAGCGAACCCTACCTTGAGGGTCTTGCATGTAATCGCTATCGTGTCCCGTTGTCATTGAGCCCTCCAAGTTACTTGCCTAGCTACCTGTGAAAAATCAGGTACTTCATTTTTATAGATATTTGGAGTATAAGTTGTTGCAAGAGGTCTAGCGTTAGGTCCAGGTATGTTTTTAGATGACCTAGTATTTTTTACCCCAAGATCAGTTTTTCCATTATTTACCCCTATAGGGTAATTGTTTAACTTAGATCCTTTTGGTTTCAAAGACTGTTTTGACAGCTCAGATTCAAAGTCTCTTTTTCCTGAGTTTTTTCCAATATTTGGGTCTGCTCCACCTAAAGAGTCTGTTCCAACTAATACTTCCATTTGATAAGTATAATCGCCTCCACCAAACATATGGCTAACTGCTATTACAGTCCAGTATCCCGACATACTTTGGTCTAGATTGTCTAGATAAATAGACTCGCCAACGTTTACGTTTGCATCGCCCATCAAAAGAGCAACACCTCTGTAGTTGTATCGATTAGCCTCTGCTAAGTCTTGAGCAATAAACTTTGCCTCTGCTATCGTACTAGCTACTTCAAAAGGCAAATGTTTTACAAATTTTGCTTTTTGTGAGGTTTTACTGTGTGGGTTATTTGTCATGTGGCTAAGAATTTCTGACTAGGAGTTACAACACCTTTAGTTTTCTTTTTAGCAGGTTGAATTTTATGTTTAGTTGCAATAGTCTTATTGTTAGTTGAGTGTAGGCCGCCTACTACTCGATCTACGGTAGCTCCGACCATATCCGGAGCTTCATCAGATATTTGAGGGGTAAATTCAACAAGGGTTCCCATAGAAGCAATAGTACGTACATTGGCTGCATCTTCTTTAAAGAAGTAAGGGGCCCTATCAGCACTGGCGGAACTTAACTTGTCTTTTGACATAAAGTAGACCGTTGTTCCGTTAATTTTTAATCCAAAACCGGTTTGTTTAGCTAATCTCCGTAGAAGTTGCCAGTCACTTTGGCCAGCTTGTCCAATACTAGAAAAAACTCTAGGATGACGCTGAGTAACGGCT